CTCGGCGCTGGCGACCAAGGCACTGTTTATGGTTATGCCACTGATGAGACGCTAGAAAAACTTCCGCTCCCTCTCGTATTTGCTCATGGCATTTGTCAAAAGCTGGATAGCACCATGAAAAATGGCGTCATCAAAGGCATTGGTCCTGATGGCAAAGCCCAGGTCACTGTCGAGTATGAAGATGACAAGCCCAAGCGCATCAAAACGATTATTGTCTCTGTACAACACCGCGCTGATAAGGATTTAGAGATTCTCCGCAGTGAGATCATCTCCCAAGTGCTATGGCCGGTGTTCGAGAAATTCCCGTTTGATGACGACACAGAAATCCTCATCAATCCCTCCGGCCGTTTTGTCGAGGGTGGACCTGCAGCTGACACCGGTTTGACCGGTCGAAAGATTATGGTCGATAGCTATGGCGGCCTTGCTGCTCATGGCGGTGGTGCGTTTTCCGGCAAAGACCCGACGAAGGTTGACCGCTCCGGTGCCTACATGGCAAGGGCCATCGCAAAGAACCTCGTCCGTTGCGGCTATGCCAAACGCTGTCAGGTGGCCATCTCCTATGCTATCGGCAAGGCTGATCCTGTTGCAGTTGAGATTGATACCTTCAGTACAGGTACTGTTTCTGATGAAATTCTTCGCAAAGCGGTCATCGAGGTTTTCAACCTCCGTCCAGCTGCAATCATCGAAACGCTGAGTTTGCGAGATCCCATCTATGCAGATACAGCAACCTATGGCCATTTCAGCGGAACGCTTTCTCGCTGGGAATGGCTGGACCGTTATAACGAACTACGAGAGGCGGTAAAAAAATATGCTGATTGAGAAAAAGAAAACCGCCGAGCTTCTGCCTGCGGACTACAATCCCCGCAAGGACTTAAGACCCGGCGATCCGGAATACGATAAGCTGAAGCGCTCAATTGAACAGTTTGGATACGTCGAGCCGGTCATCTGGAATAAGGTGACCGGCTGTGTTGTAGGTGGGCACCAGCGTTTGAAGGTGCTCATCGACATGGGCATCACCGAAGTTGAGTGCGTAGTGGTCGAAATGGACGTCGAGAAGGAAAAGGCTCTCAACATCGCGCTGAACAAGATTTCCGGCGAATGGGATAAAGAAAAGCTGGCTCTGCTCATTGCAGATTTGCAGGGCGCGGACTTCGATGTATCGCTCACAGGCTTTGATCCGGCCGAACTTGATGATCTCTTCAAAGATAGTATCAAAGACGGCATCCACGATGACGATTTTGATGTAGAGGCAGAGCTAAAGGAGCCTCCCATCACCAAGCTCGGTGATGTCTGGACCCTTGGTCGACACCGACTGGTCTGTGGCGACAGCACCAAGAAAGATACCTTTGATTTGCTGATGGCCGGTGCCAAAGCCAATCTCGTGATCACCGACCCGCCTTACAACGTCAACTATGAAGGCAGCGCTGGGAAAATCCAGAACGACAATATGGGTAATGACGCCTTCTATAACTTTCTGCTCGATGCCTTTACAAACACCGAAGCGGTCATGGCGAATGACGCCAGCATCTATGTATTCCACGCCGACACCGAAGGGCTTAATTTCAGGAGATCCTTTGTGGATGCCGGTTTTTATTTGTCCGGGTGCTGCATCTGGAAGAAACAGTCGCTGGTACTAGGACGCTCTCCATACCAATGGCAGCATGAGCCTGTGCTCTACGGTTGGAAGAAAACCGGAAAGCATCAGTGGTATACCGGCCGGAAGGAAACCACCATCTGGGAGTTTGATAAACCTAAGAAAAACGGCGATCACCCGACCATGAAGCCGGTCCCGCTCTTGGCGTATCCGATTATGAATAGCAGCATGAGCAACACGCTGGTGCTCGATCCCTTTGGTGGCAGCGGTTCAACGCTCATCGCCTGCGAACAGTCTGACCGCTCCTGCTTCACCATCGAACTTGATGAGAAGTTCTGCGACGTTATCGTCAAAAGGTACATCGAACAGGTCGGCGCTGCTGACAAGGTTTCCGTCCAGCGCGATGGCATCCTCTACTCCTATGCAGAGGTGATAGCCCGCGAGGACAGGCATGCTTGACGATAGCATTTCTGATGATGACCCAGTCCTTCCTCCGACTCGATTTGGCACATATATTTCTCGAAAATCACTTGCTATATGGTGCTTTTAGAGTGATGTATGTACATACCAAAACGATAGGAGGTTTTGAAAATGGAAATCAAGTACAACGTAACCGGACCCGACCGCAAGCGACTGGTACAGGCCATCGCGCAAATTCTCGAAAGCGATGCCAAGTACCTCGGTGTTCCATCCTGTGCTTATCAGGTGGACAACTTCACCATCAGCAAGGACGGCATCCTTTCCTTCGACGATCAGACTAACAGCAGCGAGGCTGAGCAGCTTATCGAGCGCCTCTCTGAAATGAGCTTTGAGGCTGAGATCGAGGAAGTCACAGATGGGCTTTGCATCGAGCTTCCGCTGAAAGACACCACCGAAGCGGCAATTGACAACCTGCGCAGGATGGTGGATAGCAAAGCGACGCTCATTAAAAAGGCACTCGGTGCAGACAGCTTGGAAATTGAGATCACCGAAGAGCGTATTCGCTTCCCTTGGTTCGATCGCATTCCGGAGCCTGAGGTCATCAGTGCAACTGCTCATTTCCTTGGGCATATGCTTGATGCAGCTAAGAGCCATAAGCGTGTGACTGCAAAGGAAAAAGAAACGGACAATGAGAAATACGCCTTCCGCTGCTTCCTCCTGCGACTCGGCTTCATTGGCGATGAGTTCAAGGAGACGCGCCGGACGCTTCTTCGGAACCTGACCGGTAGCGCCGCATTTCGAACGGGAGCCAAGAAAGGCTTCAGCGCAGAGGACCTGGACGCCGCTACCGACGACCCCGCTGTAGTAGAAGCGGTAAATGCCTTGCTGAATGAAAAGGAGGCAACTGATGATGAGATTTCCGAATAAAGAAGTAGTCGAGCGCATCCGCCACCAGTTTCCGACCGGTTGCCGCGTGGAGCTTCTTCGCATGGATGATGTGCAGGCTCCGCCCATCGGCACCAAAGGAACCGTAATCGGTGTGGATGACACAGCAAGCATCATGGTTAGCTGGGACAACGGCAGCGGACTGAACGTGGTCTATGGCGAGGACCTTTGCCGGAGGTGCGATGATGACCGATAAGGTGCGAAAGCAGATCTTGGCCATACGCGACACCGGTCTGACGAATATGTTTGATGTAGTATCGGTTCAGCATATCGCGAACGACATGGGCTTTTATGAGCTGGTTGTGTACCTCGAAGAAAACCGCAAAGAATATGCCCACTTCATCCTGACCGGCGAGGCGTAAAACACATCCCTTTCATCATGATATTTGGTGCATTTTTATCTCTGAATTGACTTGCTATTGTGTGCTTTCAGAGCGAATATACACATACAAAAACGAAGGGAGTGCACACCATGTGGAAAGAAGGAAGCCTTAAGATTCACAACAGCATTTTTCATTACTGGATGAAGGTTTACGATGAAGGTTCCCAGTTTGGAATCGACGGTGGCAGGATCAGCAAGCTGATGCTTAAGCGTGATGGCAAGGTCGTATTCAACTACGATAGAGGTTGGGATGTAGAGCCCTCCGACCCAGACACGCAGCTTGCCCTTGAACTCCTGCTGCATAAGGAAAACAGCTAACACAAACAAACTTCAGCTTCTTGGGACATGAGCCAACCGGCTCTGTTCCTCGTTATGCAGCCATGATGGGCTGTATTTTTTATGCCCTGCGAAAGGAGGCGACGGCGTATCAGAAAATTGAAGAAATACTCTCCCACCCGATTTAAAGCATCGGATTCAATCTATAACAAGACTCTGGCCGATTACGCCGTGTCCTTTATTGAAGCACTCTCCCACACCAAGGGCACCTGGGCCGGTAAGCCTTTTGAACTTATTGACTGGCAGGAGCAGATTATTCGAGACATCTTTGGCACCATCAAACCCAACGGCTATCGGCAATTCAACACTGCGTATGTTGAAATTCCAAAGAAGATGGGTAAATCAGAGCTCGCCGCTGCGGTTGCTCTACTGCTGACATGTGGCGACAATGAGGAACGCGCTGAGGTCTACGGCTGCGCCGCCGATCGTAATCAGGCGTCTATCGTCTTTAACGTTGCAGCAGATATGGTGCGGATGTGTCCAGCACTCGCAAAAAGAGTCAAGATTCTTGATTCCATGAAACGGCTTGTTTATTTACCAACCGGGAGCACTTATCAAGTGCTATCTGCCGACGTCGGCAACAAGCACGGTTTCAATACCCATGGCGTGGTATTTGATGAGCTGCATACCCAACCAAACCGAAAGCTCTACGATGTTATGACCAAAGGTAGTGGTGATGCGCGAATGCAGCCACTCTATTTTTTGATCACGACCGCCGGAGACAATCAGAACAGCATATGCTGGGAAGTCCATCAGAAGGCCCTGGATATCATCGACGGCAGAAAAAACGACCCGACCTTCTATCCGGTCATATATGGTGCAGCACAAGAGGACGACTGGACTGATCCGAAGGTTTGGAAAAAAGCCAATCCCTCCCTCGGTATTACTGTCGGCTTAGATAAGGTCAAAGCAGCCTTTGAGTCGGCCCGCCAGAATCCCGCCGAAGAGAACAGCTTCAGGCAGCTCCGCTTGAACCAGTGGGTCAAACAAGCTGTACGCTGGATGCCAATGGACAAATGGGATGCCTGCGCTTTTGCGGTCGATCCGGAAGCCTTACGGGGACGAATTTGCTATGGTGGTCTGGACCTTTCCTCCTCCACCGACATTACTGCTTTTGTTCTGGTATTCCCGCCGCTGGACGAAGATGACAAGTTTGTCGTGCTCCCGTTTTTCTGGATACCGGAGGACAACATCGATTTGCGTGTGCGGCGTGACCATGTGAATTATGATGTCTGGAAAAAGCAAGGCTACCTGTTAACCACCGAAGGCAATGTGGTTCACTATGGCTTCATCGAGAGCTTTATTGAGGAGCTGGGTACGAAATACAACATTCGCGAGATCGCCTTTGACCGCTGGGGCGCTGTACAGATGGTCCAGAACCTTGAGGGTATGGGCTTCACAGTCGTTCCGTTCGGTCAGGGCTTCAAGGATATGAGCCCACCGACAAAAGAACTGATGAAGCTAATCTTAGAACAGAAGCTTGCTCACGGCGGTCACCCGGTCCTGCGCTGGATGATGGACAACATCTACATCCGCACCGACCCAGCAGGCAATATCAAAGCGGACAAAGAAAAATCCACCGAGAAAATCGACGGCGCAGTCGCCACCATTATGGCGCTTGATCGGGCGATTCGATGCGGCAATGAAAGTGGCGCTTCGGTTTATAACGAGAGAGGGCTGCTGATCCTTTAAAGGTTAATGATACTGTGGTATAATTTATTGGTATGTAAAAAAATTAATAAGCACATAGTGTCGTTATATGTTAGGAGGCCAATAATGAGTGAGAAATGCAGCTGTTGCACAGGTGAACCAGTGAGCGAAGTTTCAACAATTGATGGTGATTACGTTTGTTACTGCAATAAAGTGACCGAGAATGATATCAGAACAGCAATTGAGGACAATGGTGCAAATTCAGTTGATGAGGTTATTAAAATGACCGGCGCGATGGTTAACAGCAACTGTAAAGTTAACAACCCAAAAGGAACCTGCTGCTATCCAGATATTGTTCAGGTTTTTAACAAGTACAAGAAATAGGAGATTAGAGATTAGAAACGAAAGCATCTCAGAAATGGGGTGCTTTTTTCATGCCCATTTTTAAGGAGAGTGATGTCTATGGGAATACTTCAAGGTATATTCAAGGCGCGTGACAAGCCTAAAGATGCCCTCGGTGGCAGCCGCTACAGCTTCTTTTTCGGAAACACCAGCGCGGGCAAACCGGTCAATGAGCAGACGGCCATGCAAATGACAGCAGTGTACAGCTGCGTGAGGATATTATCTGAAACACTGGCGGGGCTTCCGCTCCATATCTATCAATATAACGATTCCGGAGGCAAAGAAAAACACCTCAAACATCCACTGTACAAACTACTTCATGACGAGCCGAATCCTGAGATGACTTCCTTTGCGTTTAGAGAAACGCTGATGAGTCATCTTTTGTTATGGGGGAACGCCTACGCGCAGATCATACGAAATGCTCGCGGCGAGGTCGTTGCACTATATCCGCTGATGCCAAACAAAATGACAGTCGATCGTGATTCAAACGGTCGGCTTTTCTATTTGTACCAGCGCAGTAACGAGGACACTCCCTCTCTTGGCAAGGACAATCAAGTCTACCTGTCTCCCTCGGACGTTCTTCATATTCCTGGCCTCGGCTTTGACGGTCTGGTCGGTTACTCTCCCATTGCAATGGCGAAGAATGCTGTGGGGCTGGCCATTGCCACTGAGGAATATGGTGCGAAATTCTTCGCTAACGGGGCGGCTCCAGGCGGAGTGTTGGAACACCCCGGCACCATCAAGGACCCACTGAAGATTAAAGAATCCTGGAATGCAGCCTATCAAGGGAGCGGAAACTCGCACCGAGTGGCCGTTCTTGAGGAGGGCATGAAGTATCAACCTATTGGGATTTCACCAGAGCAAGCACAGTTTCTGGAGACGAGAAAATTCCAGATTAATGAGATCGCCCGAATTTTCAGGGTGCCGCCTCACATGCTGGCCGACCTTGAGAAATCGTCCTTTTCCAACATCGAACAGCAATCACTCGAGTTTGTGAAATACACCTTGGACCCTTGGGTAGTGCGCTGGGAACAGTCCATGTGCCGCGCCCTACTCATGGAGAGCGAAAAGTCAAAGCTGTTCATTAAGTTCAATGTGGATGGCCTGCTACGCGGCGACTATGTGAGCCGAATGAGCGGTTACGCCACCGCACGTCAGAACGGCTGGATGAGTGCCAATGACATCCGGGAGCTTGAGAACCTGGACCGCATCCCAGCGGAACTTGGTGGCGACCTCTACCTCATAAACGGCGCGATGACCAAACTGCAGGACGCTG